CTACAACCGCCCCAGGAACTTCAGCACTGCAACCACGCCAACCACAACGCCTGGAAGCGAAGTTCCAACGGCGATCCAGCGAATGGCTTTTTTCTCGAAAGCGTCGAAACGCTCGCAGAGCCCCGTGAGTTGGGCCTTCATACCGTTGCGACCGTCCTCGCCACGGACGATGATTTCCAGGGCAAGCAGACGGCGGTCGAACGTTGCCAAGCGGTCTCGGACAGATTCGCGACACATGTCGCAGCGATCAGCGAGATCATGGAGTGGATCGTTGTGAGAATCCATTATTTTGGCTCCAGGTCAGCAAGCGTTGCCGCTGCCGAGATTGCAGCTTGTTTGGTTGCGAGGACGACTTCCTTCGTTTGGATTTTCAACCCGTAGCTGCTCAGTAGACTCAGCAGATCCTGATTCGTGATCGGGTGGATCGCTCCCGTTTTGTCCGGAATGACGGATGGTGCCGCAAGGATGGCGTCCCGGCCTGCTTTGTTTGATGCAGCCAGAAGCGCCGTCTGCAGGAGCGTCACCATTCCCGTGAATTTGTTCTGCCACTCGATTTCGGCCGGCAGGACAAATGCGACCCCGTCCGGGGTGATCCCATCTCGGAGAGATTTCTCATGGGCCTGTTGGAGCGCGGCGATGGCGGATTGCTTGGCGACAAAAAGCGCGAGCGGCTGGATTCCCATGGCCGAGAGAAATGCCGCTTGAGATTCGTAGTCCTTGCCGTTTTCGGCAGTGACAATGTTCACGCGCCGACCGTTCTTGGCGACGTGCGTTCCGGTGGGAGATGGGGTGATGGAGAATTTCATGACGATTACGGGAAGACTGTGTCGATTTTTGCCAAGGCTGAGGGCTGCCCCGCCCAGATGTAGAATCCATCGGAGAGCAGCCAGGAGACGGACCCGGGGAGCGTGTAGGTGTTCTGCAATTCCAGGGTGAGCTTGTCGTAACTCTTGACCGTATTGTTATTGGCGATGAACAACCTGGAATCCGTAAGAGCCACGACGTATGGCCAGGTGAGCGAGTTTGCAGGCAATTCTCCCATGAGAGCTCCGGTGGTTGGATTGACCTTGTAAACCGTGTTTACTGAACTGGATCCGCCAGCCTGCCACAAATAGGAACCGTCAAATACGTTGACGCTGAGATTGAAGTTGTTTGGCATCGGATACGTCGCCACCCGCACTCCGTCGCTGATTCTCACCCGGCAAATGCCCGGGGCCGCAGTTATCCAATCGCAGGGAACAAACAGATCGGTGCCGTCCGTTCCAAACCTGGAGATATACTTGGCGTCAGGCACGTTGTAGGTCGCCAGAACGGCACCCGTAGCGATGTTGATTTTGGACAGGCTCAGTGGCGATGCACCGTAATGTCCAAGCCATAGATTTGCCCCATCGAAGCACATGCCATTCGCCGCCCCGCCCACAGTGTAGGAGCCGATTGCCGCCCCGGTGCTGCCATTGACCTTGAAAATGGTGGTGGTGCCATTGATCAGCCAGATATTTGTCCCGTCGAAGCAGACATCCTGGCAACTGGTCCCCACCGCCACGGCATACGTCCCAACCACAGATGGGACTGACGAGCGAACGTCAATTTTCGCCAGACTCGTGCCGGATGTCACCCAGAGGAAGGAACCATCGAAGCAACCTCGAATGGGAGTGAATGAGAGAGCGAGGTTTTGAGGGGGCAGATGAAAAGCCCTGTGCATCCCCATTCGAGGAAGCTTTGCGCTTGAAGCACCAGTGCCACCCGCAGCTCCCGCAGGGCCGACGGCGCCAGGAGCGCCCTGCTGCCCCTGTGGACCCTGCGGTCCCTTGATGTTGAGGACAAAGAACCAGCCGCTGTCGGAGCGGTGGTAGAAGTTGCCGTTATTCAGATCGACGTATCCGTTGCCAAGGGAGCCGACACTGTTGGAGGGCGCGCCGTATCCCGAGAGGAAGTCCACGGTGTCGCCGATCCCCTTGTATCCACCGGCGTTTCCCAATGCAGAGATGTCGCTGACAAGAAAGGTGCCCGGCGGCATGCCTGAAATTCCATCGGTGAATGACGTCTGCCAGAGCTGGCCGTTCCCGCTCGGATCGTAGAAATTGGGCGGTGACGGGAGTTGACCCGAAAAATTGTAGGTGGCGGAAACAACCGTTCCATTCACCGCGACATTCAGGAACGGGATGTTGTTCGTGAGCGAATTGGCGATTTCCTGGGCGAATCCCTCGGTAGGCATCGGGCCGTAAACCTGGGCATACGCGGAATAGTAATTCCCGCTCTGGTCGTAGACGTTCCCGCCGAAGGTGAAAGCCAGTTGATCCGCTCCCGGTGTGACAACATTCAGAGCTGCGAATCCTTCTGAAAGCGAGGCCCCCGTGCTTCCTGGGGAATTGAATGTGAAGGTCAATGCGTCGGCGTTATCACCGTGCGGAGTGCTGCATGATCCAAAGTTTACCAGCGCGTAATAAATTGCCGTTGCATGCTCTCCGGCGGTCAGGGGGCCGGGAGTGCTCACCTGTACGCTGGATCCAAAATATGAGGAAAGCTGAAAGCCGCTTATTGATCCTTCCGGGACAGCAAAAGCCGTAATTTCGACAACCTCCTGCACTCCACCGGGAACGGCACTCGTCACATCGACACTGAAAGAAGCCGAAGTGGAATCGCCCAGTTGGCGGATGATATCCCCAACCTTCCAGCCCGAGTGATCGGCAGCGAAGCGGTTTGGAGTTTCACGCAGGACAGGGCCTGTCTGTGGCAGTTGTGCGACCGGCACTTTGCCGGAATCATCCAGACCTGCGTAGCCGCTGTTTTGACCTTTCCGGGCGAGGAGTTCGATTGCGCCGGGCAGCGGGTAAACCGGCCCGCCCTCTTCGGCCACACCTTCGTCGCCACGCACGATGTCGTTTTCGAGCGTGACGGCCAGCGTGTTGGAGCTGGTGCGCAGTTCACCTTCGGCCCATTCGATTTCGAGCATGAGTGCCACCGATGCCGGCGTGGGTACACCGGCAAAAAGGGCGTTGATCTGAACGGTGTTCAGGTTGAGGTCGAACCGGTAGGTCGTGGCGTCGCCCGCGCCGAATTTCGTCCATTCGAGGTCGGAGGCGGCAAACGATCCGTTGAAATCCTTGTCAGCTTTCAGCCCAAGTTTTCCGGTGGATCCGGTGGCGAGTTCGACAACCACCCCGGTGCGGAGAAATTGCACATCCACGGGCAGGTGGTCGCGGCGCTTGAGCACAAGCGAGGAAACCGTCCGCTGGAACTGCGCGGATTCGATGAAGGAGCGGGTGTCGAGATCGAGGAAAAGCCTCATGACTGCCGAGCCGTGTCAACGCGACGGGAATGGTAGCTTCTTGTTGAGCCATTCCCGCCGATCCTTGCAGCCTGAGCAGTTGGCCAAATCGGTGCCGAACGCCCCGTCAATCGCACGGGCGACCGGCTGGGCCACGGCGGCGACCACATCGCCCACCCCTTCAAGACGACTCGGCCAGAGCGAGAGCGGGCAGACGATGTCGGCAAACGCAGGTTTGGCGGCCGAGTCGCAGCCGGAGCGGTTGGCACATGTCCCGCAGATGCGTGCCCGTTCCTGCCGCTCAGACGCGCTCGATTTTTGGATCTCTTTCATAGAATAGCGGGTGCTCCGGGCCTTCGAATCCACCGATCCAGACGCGGGAAGGCGTGGAAGGCGCGGGGATCTCCCGCCAATCCTCATCGGCGACAACCGTGTTTCCATCCTCGAAGGTGATGGTTTCGGACATCGCTTCCTCGCTCGTTGCGCCCGTGTCAAAGCGGTGTGTGTATATCTTCCATTTGAAAGTGAAGCTCATTGTCGTGGCGAATGACCACGGGATGGAAAAGGTCAGTTTGTAGCGCATTTGCTGCTTGGCGTAGGTCGCCTCATCCGTGCTCTGGAGGAGCAACGCCGCCTGGAGCGGAGCCGGCCAATAGATTTCAGGATTCCATTCTTCAATGGACTTTTTGCTCTGGTCATCCCAAGCCTTCGAGCATTCAGCCTCCACGGCTGCGACAATTTCTGCCGTGGTGTATTCCTCGGAAAGATCGAAAATCAGTGTTTTTTTGACGGGATTGCCATCGCATGTGATTTCCTCTTCGAACGTGCGACGGGTGGGTGTGACCTGCTTCACGGGCATCGTGAACTTGAATTGTCCTCCTGCCGGGAACGGGCGTGAGGAAAGCCCGCTTTTCACCACGTCCTCGCTCAAAGTTGTCTCGGTATTACCCGTGGGATCATCGCTTGCCGGGATCGTGTAACTGCCCCATGGGTATTGCATCGTAACCGCCTCGTCCGTGAACCTCTGGAACCCCGAGTAGGTTTTAGGATCAATGTTTTGTGCAGGGCATCCTGGAGAGGAACCGGCGGCTGTCTCGCGCTTGAAGACGCGAGGTTTATCCCCCGTCGGCTTGTATTCGAGGAACCCCCTCTTGGTGAGTATCCAGCCCTTGACCTCGATCTGCGCGCTGATGGTTCCCTTTGCAGCAAGCCCCACGACCAGCACGCTCCCGTTTGTCTCCGGAGGCTCGATGGTGAATTCCCCCGCGTCGATTGTGGTTTCGCCGTCGGCTGGTGCGCCCGTGTATTCGCGGTCGGTGAAGGTGGGAGTCGGGTCTTCATCCTCGCCCACCTCGGGGAGAAACATCTCCCGCCACCGGATGCTGAAGCTGCCGCCTTTCGTGGCAGGGAATGCCTGACCGCTCACCTTGTAGCGAAGCCGACGTTTCGTGAGCATCGACTCGTCATCGCGCAGCTTTCGGTAGGCGCTGCTGCCCCAGCCGGAGCCGTCGTTGGCGGATCCTCCTTGGCAAATCATCTCCTCGCCACTGAACGTCCCGACTTTGCTCTGCCCCCACTGCATCTCATCCCACGAGCAGACCGAGAGCAGTTCGCCCACGATCCCTTCGAGCATGTCGGTGTCGAATTCCTCGGACAATTCCAGCGAGTAGGTCGAGCTGCCGAGGACTTTGCAGTAGCCGGGGGGCGGCTCCCCCTCCGAACGGTTGACCGTGTAGGAGGTTTCGCTCCAGTTGAAGCTCCAGTTCACGTAGAACCAAATGCCGCAGTCATCGTGCAACTCTCCCTCCACGTTCACGACGCACGGTGCCCAATACGGTCCGCTGCTTCTGGGGTTGGTGCTACTCGTCTTCGTACCGGAACTCGTTCCGTGTTGGCTTTCTCCTTCCGGATCATACCCGTAGCATCCCTGTCCCGCCTGGCACGTCCCGCTCGCGGTTTCCGTCACGACGAGGAAAAACTTCTTCGGCCCCTCAGCGGGCTGCCTGTATATCGGGTATCCCGTATCGCCCCCGGATAGTCCCACGATCGGGGCCGTGCCGCATTTCGCCTTCTGCGCGCCGATGCTCATGTATTGGATGTTTGTCCCGAGATATTCGGAAGCCGTGCAGCAGTCGGGAGGCTCGCCGCCGGGCGGCCATGCCAGCGGCTCCATACCGTAGGAGGAGCTCGCCATCGTTCAGATCCCCCACCAGATGTGCTGGTATTTGAGCGTGTCGGTTGCGCCCTCATACCAGTCCGGGTTTTTGCAGGTCCGGAACCCGAGCGAACTCGCCACGTTCTGAGCGATTGTGACACTGCGATTGCCGCCTTCTTCCGCGATGCTGATCCGGGCCAGGAGGATATGGGAAAGGGTCTCGGAATTCTGCGGCAACTCCGAGGCCGCTGCGACTTCCGCGCTCGCCACATTGCGCGAAGCATCGAGGTTGGCTTTGAGGAAGACCTGGCTGCCATCGTTCGCCGGGAGTGTGGGCGGAGTGGGTCGCACGTTGTGGAGCCACTGGCCGCCAATCGTCGGCTCGATTCCGTTGACAGTGCCGAAAAGGACCTGCACGCGGACCCCCTGAGCGTCATTCTTTGCCACGATCACCTTGAATGGATGTGCAGTTGTCCCCGGTGCACCAGCCCCGCCACTCACGACCGCCACCGTGGTTCCGTTCGGGCTGCCGGTGATCCTGATGCCAGCGCCGGGGAGCACGCGATTTGCGCGCACCGCATCCGCGAGGGTCTGGAGATCCGCCGCCTTGAGCTTCTCGCCTTTTCTGAAAGACGGGATTGTCACGAATAGACCTCCTTGTTCCAGCCGGCGGGTCCGCTGGACATGTATTCGTAGGTGTTGCTCCACTTCCCGCCTTGCTGCTTCGCCCCGCTCGCGCCGGTGAGCATCCAGTTCGCCCCGCTCGGGAGCGTGGGAGCACCGGAGGGAGTGTCAATTTTGCCGAGCTTGGAGAGCCTGGGCGATGATCCCTCGCTCCTGGTGATACGCACGACCGCCCGGGGAACCAGATAATCGGTCACCCCTTTGTCGTAGAGGGCGGCGAGCTCGGCCATTGGACCTGTCTGGCTTCCTGGTTTCCATCCTCCGAGACCTTCGTCGTTCGGGTTGTTTTTCCAGAGGTTCCACTTTTTCCAATCTGCAGCACTGATGGTTTTGAACTTTTCGTGCGTCTCGATCGGTTCCTGCGACATGCTGCCCTCCACGCTGTATTCCTCGCCTGTGCTGTCGGGCGGGGTGTTGTCGTAAACCAGCGTGTGCTTGCCGTCGGTGTGTGTGCGGCGAATGTTCGATGCGCCTGATGGAGCCGGAGGCGGGCCGTCGAATGCCTCCCAAGTTTCCGTGGTGATGGCTCGCCCTTTGGAATCGGTCGAAGATTCGGATTTTGTGAGAACGGCTGCCATCGGTAACGAAGGAACCGTGTCAAGCGAGCGTGTAGTTGAGTTCCGTGCTCTGGCCGCCTTGGCGCGAGACAGACCGCGCAATCCGCTCGAGGATGGATGTCTGCCGGCGGTTCTCGGTCAGGATAGGATCCGAACCACCGGAGACGAAGTTCCCGCCCGCGCCGATTTTGGCCATCGAGGAGGAATAGAGGGCGCCGGACCGTTCCTGTGCGGCTTGGGGATCACCGGCAGATTGTGCGTTGGCCAACCTGGCGGCTGCCGCCTGCGCGTCTGCTTCCGGCATCACGTCCCGCAGCCGGGCGAGCTCGGAGTTGTACTTTTGCAGCCATTCGATCCGGGCGGCTTCTTCCTTGTTTCCGGCCGCCTTCGCCTCGGCAAGCCGTGTTTCCAGATCCAGGGCGGTGAGCGTCTTTCGGTTTTCCTCGTCTTTTTGGGCGGCTGCGGCCGTGTCGAGTGCGCCGACCTTCTCCTGCGCCAGCCGTGCGGCTTCCTTGGGATCAAGTCCCGCAGAGATCCCCTGCTTGGTTTCCTGAGCAAGCTGAGCCTCATGGTCCAGCCGCTTGACGGTTTCCTTGTCGCCGGATGCCTCGGCCTGAGCGCGGGCGATTTCCCGGTTCACATCGCGGGTAAACTCAGCACGCTTCGCTGTCGCCTCGGCTTCCTTTTTCGCGTCCTCCTCAGCCTTTTTGCTGGCCTGTTCCTTTTCGCGAGCAATCTCTCGTTCGATACCAATCAGCTTTTCTCGCGCATCGATGAGCGACTGCATGCGGACCACTTCGTCGTCGGTAAGCGCGGATGATTCCCGCTTGGCCGCGAGGAGCGCGATCTGTTGATCCACCTCGGATGTGGTGGAGTACCCGACGCTCGAAAGCGTAGCGGTTTTCTGATCGGCCCCAGAAAGGTCACCGAACGCCGCATCGGCGATCTTCTTGTCGAGCGCCTCCTTGTTTTTCCCGAGCTCCGCATTGAGCCCTGCCGCCTTCCGCTGGCTTTCCTCCAAGGCCGCCGCACGATCCTTTTCCGCCTGCCGGTGTGCCAGAACCTCGGGTGGGATCTTTGACATGCCATCGCGCATCTTTTCCAGCAGGCTGATTTGGACCCGGTAGTTCACCGCGATGTCATCACGCTGCTCGGGAGTCAGATTTTCGAATTGATCGGCCAGCCCGGCGAGAGATTCCTTGGCGGCCTCGATTTCCTGCTCAACGCGTTTCCCTAGGGCGACTTTATCCGCCTCGCTCGAAATGTTTTTGAACTCTGTCTGGATCGAGTGGACCGCTTTGGAAGTCTCGGTGCTGGCTGACGAAACTGCCCGGACCGCTTCCTTCGCCTGGTTGATCTTTCCGATAACGGCTTCGATCGCCATGGCAATTCCTGCGATCAAGATGCCGATGCCGGTGGAAATGAGCGCCCCTTTGATCGCCACCGCTGCCCCGCGGGCCGCAATGCCGATCCCGGCAAAAGCGGTGCGGGCTGCCGCGCCCACGCTCGAAAAGTTCATCGCGGCGAGTGCGACGCGGACTTGGGCGAACGCTCGGGATGCCGCCGGGCCGATATTGGTCATCGCGCTGACCACTTTTGCGTCGAAGCCCGTTCGGTAGAGGGCCATTGCCGCCACCACCCCGACGATTTGCGGGATCATACCCGAAAGTGCCTGGCCGAAACGGATGGCTGCTGCTGCGATTTCCCCCAAAGATTCGCCGAGACCTGTGAGGTCGGTCGCGTTGAGGGCGTTGCCGATTTCCTCAAGCGCCGGGGCAATGGCGGCGGTGAACCCGGCCGCAAGCTGCTGCCCTTTCAGGTTCGCCGCCCCAAGGGCGTCCGATATGGAATCAAACTTGGATGCATTCGCCTGCATCGTATCCGCAAGCCCGCCGACCTGCTGCAGGGCGACGTCCATTGCCGACCCGTCCAGAAAGATCGCCTGCAGCGCGGCCCCCTTGCGACCGAAGATTCCCATGGCGGTTGCCGCCCGTTCGGTTGTGTCCGGAATCGCGGCAATGGCCTCCGACACTCGCGAGAATTGTTCGGCCGGATTGAGCGACTGGAGTTCAGCCATCGAGATCCCGAGCGCGGCAAGCGCCTTGTTTGTGGGCTCCCCGTCCTCGTTGATACCGCCGAGCGCCTTTTGGAGGCGGTTGATCGCCGGCCCCACCTGCTCGGCGTCCATTCCCGCGTTGGCAAATGCCTGGCGAAGCACCAAGAGATCGCCTACGGCAATCCCGGTTTGGGCGCTCATGTCCGTGAGCTGCCCACCCAGGTCGAGTGATTCTTTGATTGCGGAGAACGCGCTTGCGAATGGAGCCAGCGCTGTGTTGGCAGCTGCGAATGCGCCTTGGACAGCAACGGTTGCGACCGCTACACGGGCGAGCGCGGCATCAATGCCGGAAATATCGAGACGGAATCTGGCGGTGATGTCGGCCACGCCGGAAGCAGGCGTGTCAATTCGGTGAGACTCTGATTATTCAAATTGCCTTTGCCTTGAGTTCGTTTTCGGCTGGGTCAGATAGCGACAGCAGAGTTTATTCACTTTCTACTCCGCCAATACTGACACGCGCTGCGTTCTGAAGCGATTGGATCAGGGCATTTGCAGAACCAAGCGGAAGAAAAACATCCATTTCAGGCTGGAGCCTCGTTCCTGAATTGAACAAAAGCCGCACTCCGCATTTGGATAAATCGCTATCGTCTTGACATGCTCCAACGATCAGAACCCCATTATCAGGGAATTTAAAGTATGCCCGTTGCCCGTTGCCCGTTGCCCGTTGCCCGTTGCCCGTTGCCCGTTGCCCGTTGCCCGTTGCCCGTTGCGTTTCTTGTTTCAGGATTTCTTAGTATCACTTCCACAATAATTAGCCACTCTAATCACGTCCGAAACCCCGCCTTCCTCGCCGCCTCGCGCACGGCAAAGTTCTCCAGCCTCCGCACCATGGCCGCCGCCTGGGAATCGATGGCGCTTTGAACCCTCCGCTCGATGTCGAGCGCAGGCGAGCCTTTGACCTTGTTGGTGGCGACAACCTCAATCGCCACGGCATTTGATTTGATCTTGCCCTCACCGGGAGCTGAATGCCTCGAGACCCATGCCGGGACCGGCACGCCGAGTTTTGTGGCAGCCGCTTTCCAGCCCGAAGCCAGGAACCCGACCATCTTCTTTTTCGATGAGATGTAGCGTTTCAAGTCGGACGCCTTGATTTTGATTCGCGGGTTGAGCTTCCGGTTCACTCGTCCAGTTGGTGAGCGGTTGGCTTTGTGGATGGCAGCGGGAGATGCGTTTGAGGCTTCCTCCACGAACATGCCTGCTGCCCGAAGAATGTTTATTGGAGCTTTTGGCGGGACGTAAGGCTGCATGAGTTTGAGGATGTCGCGCTCCACCTTCGCCTCCCCCCGCTTCTTGGCCCCCTGACCTGTTGCGTTTTTGCCGCCGGGCGGTGTCCAGTCGATGATTTTCCGCAGCACGCCCCGTGCCTGTTCCCGTAGGACCACCTCAGCCGCACGTTTGCCGTTGCGCCGGAATTCCTTCAGGGCGGCATCGAATTTTGTCTTATCGAGTTCAAGGTTCATCATCTTCGATCTGGAGCGCGGTCAACTTCGTGATCTGCTCCTCGATCGGAGCGGACGGAGCGACCGTCCACGCGCCTGATTGCCAGAGCGCACAATGCTGGTAGGCGAGTGCCCGCCAGAGCGGGAGTTCCCAGAGGATGAAGGCTTCCGGCCAGCCGGTCTTTTCGGCCAGCGTGAATACGCGCGAGGCGATCCAGGCTGGCGCTAGGAGTTTGGGGGCGCGTCCTTGTCCTCGCTGCCGGGGCGCGGGATCACGTCCACGGACTGCGAGGCGGCAGCGGTGAGACCGTTCTCGACCTCGCGGATGATCGCCGGGATGTCGGCAACAGGAATCGCCTGAGAAAACCGAAAAACCTCGGCATGAAAAACATCCGGCGCGGAATATGCGGCCCGCAGGACCGCTTCCAACGGTGCGCCGTGGATGTAGGCGTATTCGAGGGCTGCCGTGAGATGGTCGGGCGCAGTATTACCCGGCGGCACGACAAACGCGTTTCCGGTGCGGTGGAGGATCGCATATGAACCACTGGAAAGCGGACGGAGCTTGAGTCCGGCGGGTTCGGCGGCTGGACGGAGGAAATCGGTGGCGTCGTTCATTTGAGGTAGGAGAGAAGTTTCTGGCGTTTGTCTTCGGGAAGATCTGCCGGGAGCGTGACTTGCCGGTTACCCCGGCGCACGAGGGCGGCAGGTTTGAGCGTGCGGATCCGGTCGCGGAGATCGCCGTGAGCGCGGAAGGCCCAGCGAAGAAACGAAATCGGATGGTCGGGATTCGCCAGGCACCAATCTTCGCTCTCGAACCGCCGACGGAATTCGGGAAATTCAATATCCTCGTCCGGGGATTTGAAGATGCCGCGTGTGGCCCCGTCGATGAACCACTCGACCCGGCGCAGCGGGCCGTTCTCGGTTTGCTCGACCGTGTCGCGGAACCCGCCAGGTTCGACCAGCTTGAACCCGCTCGTCAGCGCGGCGGCGATGAGTTGGGTGTTGGGACTCGTGAGCGGGTTGTTGGTGAATCGCAGTTTGCCCTCGGGCGTCTGCTGGGCTTTTGCCTCCTCTGCAATCCAGTGGAATGATTGGCCGTTTGTCATGATGGGATCGGTTGGTGTGAAATTGATCAGGTGGCCGACGGGTAACCCTGGCCGGAATATTCCCATTCCTCCCAGTCGTCGTTCTTGGTGGATTCCTTCACTGTGGTCACGATGACCTTGCCGCTCACGCCCGTCGGGGCTGTCGCCGCCTTGAGCGCGACCGGGCACGCAGCGCCTTTGCCGCGCACGCTGAATTCAAACGTGGGATCCTGGACGGCGGCGTTCGAGTAGTTGCCGCTCCTGTCGGTGAGGATTTTGACGTCACCTTTGCTCGAAACCTCCGCCGATTGGGCGGTGGCCTCGGTGACGAGTGTGATTCCGATGTCAGTGGGTGCGGCCATATCAGGTGGAAGCGAACTTCTGGTAAGTGATCTCGTAGTCGGGGAAATCGTCGTTGCTCTCGGACGCCTTCGCGGAGGTAATGACCGCCGTTGAACCAACAGCCGTGTTACGGGAAACCGATGGCGAATACGTGCCCTTGCCTTTGAGCGTGACCGTGGTGGTGACAACCCCTTTGGGCACGGCCAACTTGGAGACGCCCGTGGCATCCTTGCAGGTCGCGACCTCGACGCTCTTTTCCTGCGAGGATTCCTGCAGATAGCCGGCGGCAGGGTCGGTTACGCCGAAGAGATTGATTGTCGCGAAGGCCATGTCAGGGGAGTTCGCATCCGGTCAGTTTGAGATCGAACTGGATGATGTAGGAACGTTGAACCGTGTCGCCGGAGATCGTCTGGGAACGGGTGATCGAGAATCCTTTCGCGCGTGCCTGGGCGGGGATCGCCTCAAACTGGGCGAGCGCCTTCTCGCAGAAATCGTAAGCGGAACGGCGAATCTCGGGTTTCGGCTCGGGTGATGTATCAGCCATGCACCGACGGCCATGTCAACCGAGGCAGATCCCGGCAACGAGTTCGATGGTCGAACGCCAGGTGTTCTCGACAATATCCTCCCCCTGCGAGCGGACGTGGAACCCGTGAAGTGAGATACTGCCGGCAGCGGCATCGAACAGGATCTTCGCCTCCGCTGGATCAATGAGCGAAAGTGCCAGCATTCCTGCCGCCTCACGGTGCCGGGACTCGCCCATGTCGAAAGCCGGTGTGCCGAGATGCACTTTCACGGTTGCCCGGTAAAGTGGCCCCGCCACATGCTCGCACTCCGGGCACTCGACGATGACCATCTGGGCGTCCGAGGGATGCGGCTTTGAACTTGTCGCCTCCCGCACATGCACGCCAGGCATGGCCGCCTGGATCACTGCCACGAAGCCGCGTTCGATGTCCGTGTTCATTCGACCGGCTCCACAGTGAGTGTGACGAGAGGATGCGGCGGGCGGTTTGAGACCCGAACGATCCGAAAGGTTTCCCCGGCGTAGGTGAGCGTCTGGCCAATCTGCGGAATTGCCGAAAGGTTGTTGCGTAACAACTTTACCGTGAAATTGCCTGAGGCGGTGAACCCTCCTGCCCCGAGTTCGAGGGTTTCCTGCGGTTCGGAGATCAGGGCCGGTAGGGTGCGACCGCCAAGCACCACTTCTTTCCCGAACTCGGAGAAGATTCCAGCCGCATCGGCGGCCATTTCATCGTGGATGGACATGCCCCGCCGGGCGTGTCAACGGATACTTCTATGACTGATAAATGAACGAGGCATGGTCTGCCTCATGCCGTAGGCAAAGTGGAAACTAGTATTCGACAATTAGGTGTAATCCTCATCACCCGGCAGTCACACACAGAGACCCGGCTTGACAACGGAACCGCGCGGCAATAGCACAAGGGTAAGTTCAATGACGCTATCGCTCCATCGCAGTCCCGTTTCATCATGGATAAAGACATCCATGTTGGGGGCTTATTGCGTCGCGGAAGTCCGGCAATTCGGCGGCATCAATACTCCAGCAAACCCGCGAGCGAGCAGGTAGAATCCAGAACCTTTTTTCGATTTTCCAACCCTGCTCGCCGAAAGACGAGCAGGGTTTTTTCGTTTCCACCAAAACCACCGATATGAAAACCATAATCCAATCCGAACTGAGCCGCATCGAGAGCGAATACGGCGTGCAGGTGCTTTATGCCGTCGAATCCGGCAGCCGAGCTTGGGGGTTCGCGTCGACCGACAGCGACTACGACGTGCGGTTTATCTACCTGCGTGCTCCGGAGTGGTATCTTTCCGTCGAGCAGAAGCGCGATGTGATCGAGGAGCCGATCAGCGGCGATCTCGACATCAGCGGCTGGGATCTGCGCAAGGCGCTCGGCCTCCTGCGGAAGTCCAACCCTCCCCTGCTCGAATGGCTAAGATCGGCCATCGTGTATCGGGAGGACGTGGAATTCTCCACTGGCTTCCGTGCCCTGGCAGAACATTACTACAGTCCGGCGAAATGCTTTCTTCACTACCTGCACATGGCCGAGGGAAATTTCCGAGATTACCTGCGCGGGGAGGTTGTCTGGCTGAAAAAGTATCTCTACGTGCTCCGGCCTATCTGCGCCTGCCGGTGGATCGAGCGCGGGCTCGGTCCAGTGCCGATGGAGTTCTCCAAACTCGTGGACAAGACGATTGACGACGTGATGCTGCGCTTCGCCATCGCCGACCTCGTCGTGCGCAAACGAAACGGGGAGGAATTGGACCGCGCACCACGCGTGCCGGTAATCAGCGAGTTTGTCGAATCCGAACTCGCCAGACTGGCTGACATCGCGCCTGAGAAAACCGATCCTCCGCCGTTCGCCGATCTCGACGCATTCTTCCGAAACATCCTTCTCAAAGCCGCATGAAAACCAAAGACATCCTCAAACTTGGCGTTCCCCTCGGGAAACCGATGGACGAGGCCTTCATTTTTATTTCTGCCTTCTGCACGGGAGGTGGAGATAAGGAGAGCCTCGGAGCGGAAATTTCCGCGATCGTTGCCGCACCCAGCACCTTCGCTGAGGATCCGCTTCGCGGTCCCCTTGCGACCGCACTACAAGCTCCGGACCTCTACATGCCCGGAAAACCGCCGGCCCCGTGGAAGCAGTGGGGATCTGATATCGATGACATGGCACTCAAGCAGATCGAAGCGGCAAGCCTGCTGCCGATTTCTGTCGCTGCTGCCCTGATGCCTGATGCACACGTCGGATACGGGCTGCCGATCGGGGGCGTGCTGGCCACGGAAAACGCCGTCATCCCGTATGCCGTGGGCGTGGATATCGCGTGTCGCATGAAGATGAGCGTCCTCGACCTGCCGACGGGCTGGCTCAGTGACCGAAAAGACCGGCTGGCTGAAGCCATCGAAAAGGAGGCCAAGTTTGGTGTCGGCTCCACTTTTAAGGACCGCAGGGCACACGCTGTCCTCGACGAGGACTGGTCGGTGAGTCCCATGACGGCAAAAAACAAGGAACGCGCATGGGCGCAACTCGGAACGAGCGGGAGCGGAAACCACTTCGTGGAATTCGGTCTCCTGACGGTGACCGACAAAACGTGTGGACTTGAACCCGGCGAATACGTGGCGCTCCTCTCTCACAGCGGAAGCCGTGGAACCGGGGCGGCTGTTTGCGACCACTACAGCAAGATCGCCACGGCCCAGCATAGAGAACTGCCGAAGGAATTGTCGCGCCTCGCGTGGCTCTCCCTCGACAGCGCGGACGGTCAGGAATACTGGGCGTCCATGAACCTGATGGGCCGGTATGCGGCGGCCAACCATGCCCTCATCCACAAACACATCACCGAAAACCTCGGAGTCGAGGTCCTCTTGGATGTTGAAAACCATCACAACTTCGCGTGGAAGGAAGTCCATTTCGGAAAAGAAGTCATCGTCCACCGCAAAGGGGCAACCCCGGCGGGGGATGGCGTGCTCGGAATCATTCCAGGCTCGATGGCAACTCCCGGCTTCCTCGTCAGCGGAAAAGGCAACGCGGACTCGCTCAACTCGGCTTCGCACGGCGCGGGTCGTGCGATGAGTCGCACCCGTGCAAACGAAACGCTTTCCTGGCACGATGCAAACGCATTTCTGCGAGAGCGCGGCGTCACGTTGATCTCTGCCGGACTCGACGAAGTTCCGTTTGCCTACAAGGACATCGAAACCGTGATGTCGGCCCAAACTGATCTGGTCAAGGTGCTGGCCCGCTTCGACCCCAGACTGGTCAAAATGTGCCCGAGCGGGGAGCGTCCCGAGGACTAAACATGCGCTGAGAATAGCCTGCTAATTATCCTAACATTTTCGCTTGACTCTATATTTTCTATGTCTAATGTTTCTCGTATCTTCAATGAAAACGAGAGCATATCATCAACCGATAACGAATACCGACTGCCGTCGGAGTCGTGCTCTCGCATCCGCGTGGTTTTCACTCGGTATGATCGAAGCCACACTTACGACGGAGGCCAGGACCTCGTAGAAGTTTTCACATAAACATTCGACGAACCCGGCCTCAAACGAGTCCGGGTTTTTTTATTTCCTATTACCGAACCAAATTTTTCCTAAACAAGACATAGAACGAAAAAGGACCGGAACCAGTTAGAGCTGATTCCGGCCCGAGGCGGACCTTGCAGGGTCCTAGTGCCGCGGTGAACTTACCGCAACCTGACACCCTGTCAAGCCCGCCTCTCGCTCTCCGAGAGGCTCCAAGGCGCGCCGGAAGCGCCCCAAACGTCCGCCGTGAAATCCAGCGGGTGCAGTCCCTTATTGGGTTGCGATGGTGTGTGTTCTTTATGCGTTCGCCGGGAGGATACTGTCTTAGGACGGCATCCTCCCGGCACGGTGCGGGCCTATTAGCCCGTTCCAAACGCGCTCAATTCGTGCCGCAGGTCAACTTGTTCCTGCGGCACGCCCATTTTTCATTGCGGGAAGGATTGGCATCCTGCCGGGTCTCATAAGCCTGGCTCCCGTGGTTCGATCCCACGTCCCGCGACCAATTTCAACAATGCGGAGGGCACCAGCTTGTGCAGCCGGGTCTCCAAAACCCAGCTTGCCCGGGGCAGCACCGGGACTCCGTGCCATTTTACCCAAGATGGAGGCCGTAGTGTATCAGTTAGCATTGCAGGCTGTGAACCTGCCGGAGCGGGTGCGAACCCCGTCGGTCTCCCCATCTCATTCAACGGGCCGCTAGATTAGTCAGTAAATCAGCCGGTTTGCACCCGGCAGTGCACGGAGCATAGCCGTGGCGGTCCACCATTTCATAACCCCGGAGAGGACAGGTGTCCCGGCGTGTCTCATAAGCATGCCTTGCGTGGTTCGATTCCACGCTCCGGAACCATTTTCCCCTGTGTAGCCCAATCAAGTAGAGGCACCACGTCGAGAACGTGGACAGTGCGGGTGCAAATCCTGCCGCAGGGACCACTCTTACGAACCCGATGCCACAGCAGACCGGCACCCGACTTTTAATCGGACATTGGTGAGGTTGCAACTACCTCCGGGTTCACCACTGCCCTGTCGTCCAACAGTAGGACAGCGGACTCTGAATCCGCCGATGATGGTGCGAATCCATCTGGGGCAGCCATTTTGGAAGATGAACCGGACAAGCGCGCCGGGACTGTTTCGAAAACAGATCGGGCCGGCAACGGCCTGGGGAGCATGCCCTCCGTCTTCCGCCAGTTTCGGACGCGAGTAACAACAGCATGTTTGCCTGCCTGTCGAGCAGGAGCGAGCGGGGGCAGCACCCGTCGCGTCCGCCATTTATCAAGCCCGCGAAGACGAAGCAGTCGAGTCGCGTCTCTCTCACAGACGAGCAAGTCGGTGCGAGTCCGGCCGCGAGCGCAAGTTTCCTCGGGCACGAGGAAGAAAGTAATCCGCCTGCCTTGGGAGCAGGATATACCCGGAGCGTTACCGGGGTGCCCGACCATTTCAAAAGCGCGCCAGTGATGTTCAACAGTCCAGCATGCCGCTCTTCCAAAGCGGTCGTCCGGGTGCAACTCCCGGTTGGCGCACCAGTTTCCGCCCCCGTGGCTCGAACAGATCAGGCACCCGTCTTCTAAACGGGATCGATGCCGGTGCAATTCCGGCCGGGGGTTCCGATTTTTATGCGCCGCATGCCGAAGCCGTCGAGGCGACTGCTTGCAAACCAGTCCTTACCCGGTGCGAGTCCGGGGCGGCGCTCCATTTCTCTCCGCGTGATGTAACAGACAGCATGCGAGGCTTCGAACCTCGTCGTCAGGGTGCAAATCCTTGCGTGGAGACCAAATCTGGAAGGCGAACCGGACGAGCGGGCCGGGACTCATTGCTAATGAGATCGGGCCGGGAAACCGGCCTGGGGAGCATGTCCTCCACCTTCCGCGTCTTTCCCCATGTAGCCCAACAGAAGAGGCATCCGACTTAAAATCGGACAAGTGCGGGTGCGAATCCCGCCGTGGGGATCACCTTTCGCCGTGCAAGCATAGACAGCGATGCAGCCGATTCGTAATCGGCAGAGCAGGGCGCAAGTCCCTGGCGTGGCTCCAATTTTTCTCCGCATGATGTAACAGACGAGCATCTCCCCGTCCTAAGGGGAGCGTGAAGGTGCAACTCCTTCTGCGGAGAGCAAGTATTACCCCGCGTAGCCCAACAGTAGAGGCATCCGGCTCAGAACCGGACCAGTGCGCGTGCAAATCGTGCCGCGGGGACCATTTGGAAGATGAACCGGACTAGCGCGCCGGGGCCGGCTGGAAACCGGTTCGGACCTCCACTCGGAGCGTCTGGGGAGCATGCCCTCCGTCTTCCGCTCCCCAGCATTTCACTTTCTTACATTTTCGTGCCGGCAACTTCCCGGGCCAGACTGCAATCGTGGCCCGAGGGGGATCGGATGCAGCCGGTGGCCTGGCACGAATTTCGGGCTGTAGCGTAGTAGCCAACGCACCTGCCTTGGGAGCAGGGGATCGCGGGTGCAAGTCCCGCCAGCCCGACCACTTTTCATGCGTGCGAGGCGACTGCCAGATGTGTCGCCCTGGTCTGTAAAACCAGGCCCTTTGGGTAAACAGTGGAGGTGCAACTCCTCCCGCACGCACCAATTTTCGCTGGATGGCATAGAGAGATGTGCGCGGGTCTGAAGAGCCCGAGAGGTTGGCGCAATTCCAACTCCAGCGGCCAATTTCAAAAACCGGCGGTGATGTAACAGTAGCATGGCTGGCCTACACCCAGCTCGCGAGGGGGCAGAACCTTCCCGCCGGACCACTTATCGCGGCATTCGTCTATCAGCAGGACACCACGTTGCCAACGTGGATGGGCCGGAGCGTCACCGGCATGCCGCAATTTGCCGCCGAAGCATAGAAAGCGATGCGCGCCCCTGGTATGGGCGGAAGCCGGGTGCAAGTCCTGGCGGTGGCCCCACTTTTTCGTCCCCGTAGTTCAGCAGACAGAATGCAAGGTTGCGAACCTTGAGGCCGCAGGTGCAATTCCTGCCGGGGACACTTTTTATTGCCGTGTCGTCCAACAAGCAGGACTCCGGATTTTGGATCCGGCTATGATGGTGCGAATCCATCTGCGGCAGCCAGCTTTGGAAGATGAACCGGACAAGCGCGCCGGGACCGCCTTGAAAGCGGATCGGGCCAGAAACGGCCTGGGGAGCATGCCCTCCGTCTTCCGCCACTTGCCCGCATAGCTCAATAGCAGAGCAGCCGACCGATAATCGGCAGACCGGGGTGCAAATCCCCGTGTGGGCACCAATTTTTGATACCAGCGTGGGATAACAGTAGTCCACCCGCCTGTTAAGCGGAACGGTGATGGTGCGAATCCATCCGCTGGTGCCATTTCATGCCGCGCAAGCATAAACACGAGATGCACCCGCCTTGTAAGCGGGAGATCCGGGTGCAACCCCCGGGCGTGGCTCCCCTCCTCCCGTTGTGTAAAGTAGCACGGCCGACTTATGATCGGTTAGCCCTAGATTTGGGCGCGGTCCGGGTGCGAGTCCTGGCGGGAGGACCATTTTTCGCTCCGTAGTTCAGAGAGAAGAACGCCGGTTTCATAAGCCGGATGTCGCAGGTGCGATTCCTGCCGGAGCGATCGTTTCAGGCCCACGAATGCAAAGAGACGAGCGCCTCGCCTTTCAAGCGAGTCCTAGCCGGTGCAAGCCCGGCCGTGGGTGCCAATATTGAGCGCGATGAACGCATGAAGAACACACGAGGAAATTTACCATGAAAGACAAACTCACATCTCCAAACGTGCTCGCCCTGAACGCGAACTGGCAGGCCATTGATGTTTACACGCCTCAAAAGGCGTTTTGCATGATGGCCTCCGGTGCCGCTGCGGGCATCGACACCTCGGGTGGATCCATGGTCCCGCTTCTCTGGGAGAAGTGGATCGTGCTTGATACCGAACCCGGCGAGGATGCTGCCATGACGGCCAAAGGTCCGATCCGCATCCCCCGCGTGATCATCGCAGTGAATTACAGATTCCTGAGGATCAAAACCGAGCCGCTGACGCACGAAACCATCGCCCGCCGGCAGGACTTCCGCTGCGCCTACAGCGGCAGGCCAGTCCGCCGGAAGAACTGGTCGCTCGACCACGTTATCCCGAAGAGCCGGGGTGGATCCTCGTCATGGGACAATCTCGTTATTGCCGACAAGGAAGTGAACAACCGCAAAGGGGACCGCACCCCCTCCGAGGCTGGGCTCTCGCTGCTGCACAAGCCGCAGGCCCCGCGAAGGTATATGCCAGGGGACGACATCAGGCGGAAGTTCGGGGTCCTCTTTCGCGAGTGGGAGCCGTTCATGAAATGATTGAACCCGATACCATGCAAAACCCCCGCACCATTGCTGATGCGGGGGCTTGCAACCGAACCACAGATCAGGGTTTGACGATGCGTTTGAGCCCGCTCGCGATTGCCACCTTGAAGCCATACAGGCACTCGACGGTGACGAAGATCCGGTTGGAGCTGGTCTCGGTGTAGCGCAGGTAGCCGAAGGTGAGCCCGGTTTCGGGATCGGTAACCGCGCCCGCCTCGTCGTATTGGGCGACCGGCTGGAGGTAGCGCATGGCGACCGCGAGGCAGCTCGGGTGACCGGCGAACCCGACCAGCTTCTCGTCGGTGTTGGACAGGATCGTGGTTTCATACACGTCGAACCCGGCCAGGCGGCGGATGTGGCCATCGACCACGCCCGGAAGCGCAACCGGCGTCATGAAGCTCTTGGCCACGATGTCGTCGCCAAGGAGGTTGCTGAAGTAGGCGGCATCCAGGACGAGCGCACGGTCCGTGCTCGGCATTCTCGCGGCCCCGCAGGATTCCCGCACGCCGAGCACCTTCTTGTAGTCGAAGGCGGTCGAGGCCAGGGCCGCGATTCCGGGTGCGCCGTAATTGGCGGCGGTGATCTCCGTGAAGATGTCCTGAAGAACATCCTGGGCGAGCTGCTTCACCGCGCTGCCAACAAGGGTTTCCAGCACATTGAGGGCCGTCTCGGCCGCCTCGCGGGCGGTGACGTGGACGGTCTTGTATTTGTGCCGGTTCAGCTGCACCGGGGCCACGTCGATCGAGGAATCCGCATTCGCCGTGTAGCTTCCGCCGAAATCGCTGGCCGGGCTGGGGGCACCCACGATCGGGACGCGGATCGTGTCGAGCTTGTCAGCGGGCTCGGGCGAGAAGTTGCTGGAGAATGCCCGCATGGGCAGGAGCGTCGCCATGAACGGCTTGAGGGCCGACTGCGCGACTTTGACGTCTTTTGCGTTGGTGAGGATGTTGGGCATGGGATGTTACTTGGTTGAGGACAGGATTTGGTTCTTCTGGTCGGCATCGAGGCTCTGCCAGAAGGCGGTTTGCTCGGTGGGATCGGTAATGGAACGGAACCGCTCCAGGAGATTGGCCGCCTGCGGCTCTCCTTTCGGGGTCACATTTGCGGGAGCCAAAGTGCCGGTTTCGGCGACGATCTGGGCGGCCCGAAGCGAGGCCCGCTTTTCGAGATCCTGCTCGGCGGCTTCCAGGGCGGCGTTGCGGGTCTGGATTTCTTTGAGGCTGAGATTGAGGGCAGCATTGCTCGCCTCGATTTCCTTGAGCTGAGCGGCAAGCGCGTCCTTGTCGCTGGTGAGCGAGGCGTTGGTTGCGCGTGCGGCATCGAGATCGACGCGGAGCTGGGCGAGAGATTCCGCCTCGATCTGGCGCTCAGATTCGAGAACCTCCAGGCGGGCTTGCAGGCCGGTTGCGCTGGCGGTGGCCTCAGTGAATTTGGTGTTGGCTTCGGTCAGGAGTGAATCCCGGGCCGCAGCGTCGGCTTCCAGACGGGTGATCTGCTCACGGGCCTGGGCGAGTTCGGTTTCGATTGTTGGTGCGCTCATTGCACCGGAACCCGTGTCAACCGAACGAACATGCAGTTTGCACAGACGGGAAAGCGCTTCGGCCCGACTTGCCACCATTCCGGCGAGGTTGAAGCGCATCGCCTTCCGGGCGGAAAACGTCTGGCCCTCCATCGCCTCGTCCGGGATCTTGCGACCTCGGGCGAGCACGGCGGCGTGAAAGTCAGCCGCAGTTTCCTCGACTTCAGATTGAAGCCATGCCCGTTGGTCGTCGGTGAGGCTCGTGCCTGGAGTTCCGGCGCTTTTGAATTTCCCTGCCGCAAAGACTTCCACCTTCAGTCCCGCCTGCTCAAAGGCGGCCGAGGAATCCACGACCGGGAGGATCACGCCGATGGAGCCGATCCGTGCACTCGGGGTGGCGTAGATCGCATCTGCCTGGCTCGCAACCCAGTAGGCGGCAGAGCACATCTGGCCGGCACTGAACGCATAGACGTATTTTGTCTTTGACGCGTCGGCGACTGCCTGGGCGAGTTCCGGCGTGCCGTTGACCGATCCGCCAGGGGAATCGATATCGAGGAAGATCGCCTCGATATCGGGACGGGTAGCCGCCTCTGCCACGGCATTGATGAGTTCTCCGGTGTCGCACGCCCCTAGGATGATCCGGTCGAAGATGTCCGGGTTGCGGAGCATCGGGCCGGTGATGGCAACAACTCCCACGCCGTCTTCCACAGAAAGGCATGGCGAGTTCGGGCGCTCAGGAAGATCCGGCGCGTTGTCGAAGAACGATTTTGTGGCGGCGACCATTGCCCCGAGAGCTTCGGGCGCGATGAGCCATGGCTGTTTTTGAAGGAGTGTGAGGTTCACGCCGTGGAACCCCGTGTCAATCAGCCGGATTGCGCAGAGGGGATCAGCCGGTCATATTTTACAAACATCAATGGATACCGACGATCTGACTGAGATGGCGTACGAGAGCATTGGCCTTGCCGGCGAGGCGAACGATTGCCTGAGGGCCGAACTCGGGGCGGTATGCTCGCGATACCGAAATGAGGATGATTACCTCAAGGGGATTCTTGCCCATGTGAGGAAGATCGAGAGGGCTCCGCAAAACTACATTGACGAGTGGGATCTGTCGGAGGACGAAGAGTTGGAATTTACGCCCAAGGTTCGTGCCCTGCGTGAGCATATCGAGAAGACTCTTGCCGTGCCATTGGCTGAACGTGGCAAGCCGGGATTCTGATTACCCTGGTTGCCGCATCCCCGAAATCTGTGGCGGATCTTGGATTTCTCCAACAGCGGTTGTGGTAGCAATGCCTCCGCTTGTTTTCCATAGCATCTCCAGCGGAATTTGAAATTCGGCCGCCAGATCCACGAGGAATCTCGCGTTGCGGGCACGCACTCGCATCTCCTCTTCAAAATCGAGGCCCAGTTCGCCGTAGCTTTGAGAAATCGTTTTGAGCCCCATCTCGACATCCGCCCGGTTTTGCTGGGATTCGCGCCCAGCATCTACCGAAACCTTCTTGGGAGTCGTGCAGGAAATCCTCCACCACTGCGGTTGTGCCGCGAGTTCGCCCCTGGCAATGGCATCACCGATCACATAAGCCCAGACCGGCTCGATCAGGCGGTTTATCAGGATCAACTGACGATACGAGAACCGCCTGTCCGCTTTCGCCACAACCAACCGCACTCCGGCCCCACCGATGCTGCTGGAGTCGGCGGCGAATTCGTATGGGAGCACGCCGAGGGCGCTATCACGTCTTAAGTGATTTAAAAACCCAGTAAACGTGGGCGAGGGCCGGTTCGACTGGAAGCTGTCCAAAGATTCGTCGGGTTTTAGCGCGACGAGTTTCCCGCCGATGATTTTCTGGAGCTGAGCGGCGTCGCTTGCCTGCGGTTGATTGGGCTCTGAACCGATGGAAAAGTCTCCGGTATCCTCGACTTCTCCTCGTGCCGTCTTAAGGATCCGCGCCACGTCGGCGTTGTCCTTCACAGCATGTTTTTCGAGCGCGAGGAGCTCCATCTCGTCGATCATGTGGTTGATCGAGTGCTGGATTGTCGGCGCATTGCGCACCGCACTCACTGATTCGGGCTCGAAGACATGGAGCATCGAAGCCGCCGAGATGTCGCGGGGGCCGGAATCTTCAATGAGTCGGTAGAACGACGGCGAACCGTCGGATGCGAGCCCGACCCCATCGCATGTTTCCTCTGAATCATCGCCGATCCGGTGGGTTTCAATGAGCTGGATCTTTGCGAATCCGCTGCGGTCGCGAGTTTTCATGACGAAGAACTCGCCGTCCACATCCATGCCCCGGCAGACGAGCGACTGGCATTCCTCGAATGAAAACCGATTCGTCACCTCGCACTGGGCAGACCACCGGCGGAAGATTTCCTCTGCCCGGCGGTTCCATTCCGGATCTGACGATTGCGCCTGGGGACGGATGCCGTCGCCTGTGGAATAGATCGCCATGTTGGAAACCATCTCCCGCACGAACCCGGAATTGCGGTGGAGGTAACGGGAGCGGCGAACGAGTTCCGTCCTGACACCGGGAGAGAGATCGAGCTTGGCATCGCGTGGAGCGGAGCCGGGCACACGGCCACGATTCGGGGACCAATTTGCCGCATCGTAGGGCGACGCCCAGGCTTTCGGCAGGAATGCGGCCGGGACAACGAACCGGGCGAGTTTTGGGATCAGGTTCATCGAGGAATATAGTCAACGGTGGATTGGACGACACGCCGCCCGCGCCCGTAGTCGTCTGGGGCAAGTTTTCGAAGGGCGTCCTGGCAGGCAGCGATCACGACATGAATTTCGTCCAACCGGCGCTTTGTTACCGCCGACCCGGAATCCGTCCACGAGGCGAGAGTCTTTTCCAACTCCGCCTTGTGGATCGCGAAGATTTTCTCCACCTCCTTGCGAGTGAACCCAATCGAGTAGTCAATGGCAGCCATGCCGGACGGAAGGTGTCAACGGATGATCCGGATGAATGAACGAACCAGGGAGGCCGACCGCCGCTTGCGCCACACGCCGTCGCCCGCGTTGCTGTCACGCTGGCCGCTGCCGTTCGTGTTCCCCTCGATGCATTCGATCGACTCCGGCGAAATCTGATCCTTCACGACGATGCCGATGTGGGAGAAGTCGAAAACGACAAGATCCCCGGCTTTGGCGAGGGATTTCCTGTTCAGAACCTGGAGCCCCCGTTCTTTGGCCCAGCGCTCGAAGTCGAACGCCCCCGCCGTCTTTGGTCGCCAGTTTTCGGCCTCTTTGTTGTTTCGTAACAACAATTTCTCCAAAACCGCTGGCTCGCGGAGCCACTCGCGGATGATCCAGCAGATGAAAGCCGCGCACCACGGCCATGGGGCCGGTTTGAGCCATGTGGCGGATTGGTATTCGACAATGCGGGGGCCGCGGTTGTTGCCGCCATCTTCATGCACGCCTACCTCGTGGGTGGCGATTTCCAGGAGTCGCTTGATCGGGTCCATGCACCCGATGCGGCGTCAACCTGTCACTCTGGCTGAGACCCCGCCTCCTCTGCCTGTTCGCCGGCTGACGAGAACTCCCGTCCGACCAGCTTAAGCATGACGACGGCCACGACCTGCATGGCCTCACAGTCCCAAAGGTGATTCGGGCGGGATCCGATCTGTTTCCAGATCCACTTCCCGCCATCCTTGATCCGGTGCTCGCTTTCCATCTGGGCGAGGTAGTCGTCGTCGATGTCATCGGGCACTTCCCAGGTCGCTCCCTTCTCGGGGCGTTGGTTGCGCCGGAGGCGGGCGAGGATGTCTTTGCAATTGAGGTTCGACCAGTAAAAGACCGAGCAGCTTTTGTTGTGCCCGAGGACGACCTTCCGGCGGGGCGAGTAAAACCGGTGGACGGATTTTCCATCGCGCCCCCGGTGGACGAATGTCGGGCGGCGGTCGCCGATGAGGGCCGTCCAACCGTACTCTGCGCATTGGCGATAGACCTCGTAGGCGGCATGGCCGGCATCGAGGAACACGAGGTTCGGGTGGACCGTAAACCGTTCCTGCAACGTGCGGATGTCCTCGAACGTCAGGATTCGTTCGTTCCAGAGGAGTCGGGAGGAACCGTTCGCGCTCCAGGCCCGGACCACGGCAAAAAGGTGATCCATCTGAACGTCCACGGTAAGTACGCGAAGCGGAGCGGAAATCGCGGCCGGATCATACGGGCCGGGGACGATGCGGCCGGCTTTGTCGAAGGCCGCCTCCTCATCCCAAAGCTCGCCCTTCCGGTAGCCGGTGCGCTCGATTTCGAGTTTGTAGTCCTCGCTCGTCTCTCGCCACGGGATCGCGAGCCGCTTCTGGTAAAATTGCTGGAGGAGCGAAAAATCACCCTGCCGGGAAACCGCTTTTGCCCGGAGGTAAAGTTCGGCGAGCCGTCCCCAGCTCATCGCGCAGAGGGAATTCCAGTGGAACCCAGCGTTCTCGGGCGAGGCGTGCGGGTTTTGCGGAACGAATTTGCCGCTGGCATTGAGTTCCCGCCGGACCCGGTCGGTATCCTCGAAGTAGTGGTTGCAGCCGTCGCAGCGCAAAGAGGCGCTCTGGCGCACTTCACCGTAATCCCATTCGTAGTCGTCCCGGCGGGCGGATTTGCTCCATTCGACATTCTCCCACTTGAACGGTTGGCGTGTGCCGCACTTCGGGCAGGCGAATGTCCATTCCCGTTGGTCGGTCGTCTCGAACTTCCGGGACGTGTCGTCGCCTTCCTCCCCGGCCTGGCTCATGAACAGGCATTTGCCCAACCAGCCGAACGCGGTGACGCGCGCCTCTGCCTCCGCCATGTGACCGGGCGGCCAAGTCCAGCATTCGTCTCCGACGAGCCAACGAATCGAACGCCGCTGAAGATTCGTCTTATTGTGAGCCCCCAGAATCCAAAGCGTCATCCCGTTGGCGAAGTGGATTGCGGCCATTTTCTTTTTGTGCCGATCGCGGGGGTAGAGCGCACGCACAGGGGCGCATTCGTCGAAGAGCTTTTGGAGCCGGGATTCGCTTTGGTCGCGGGCGTCCTCGTCGGTCTGGTCGAGCCAGAGCGCGGGGCCGGGAAGGTTGGCGATGATGTAGGATATTCCGATCTCGCCCACGCTCGTCTTGCCGCACTGGATGGCGGCGATGATCGAAACGATGCGGACGCTTGGATCCACCAATGCCTCCAGCGGCTCGCGCAGCCACGGCGAGTGGTCCGAGCGAAACCGGCCCGGGACCGGCGAATACGGGATCGAGGCAATGTGTTCCTCCGCCCACGCCCACGGGGGACGGCGGTCCGGCGGCCGCCAGACATCCCGCCAGATATTATCCAGCTTGTTCGCCGTCATGGAGGATTGCCGCGAATTCATCCACGGCGATGGAAAGCTCTTTGCGGATCGCAATTGCATCGAGGCCGGAAAGGATCGGCGGGATTTCCTGCTCGAGCCGCTTCCGCAGGAGTGCCACAGCCTGCCCTACGTGGTAGGCCCACCGGGTCTTCACGTCATCCAGGAGCACGTATTCGCCCTGCTTCACCTGGAGCCGGAACTCGCGCTCCATCACCTCGGCCAGCAGCTTCCGGGCTTTGAGGGAGGACTCCACATCCGAAACGTCCTCTTCGTTTTTGAGCCCGCGCTGTTTGACGAACTCCCGCCAGACAGCCACTTCGTGCGTGCCGTTCGCATTCGGCTCCGGTGCGCCTTCGAGCTTTCGCCAGGCATGAATGGCCTGCCGTGTCACCCCGAGTGCCTCGGCCAGCTCGTTGTAATTCGCCGCAAGCGTGATCCCGCTTGCCACGGACCCAGCGGCCATCGCCTGGAGCATGTTGCGCTCAGAGCGCGTGAGCTTTCCTCCCCCTTGAACCCGTTGGATCAGGTTGGAGAAATCACGGGTGAGAAGTTTGCGCGCTACCTCGGGCGGAATCGGTTCCATCCACGCGGGATGGAGTCAACTCCGATCAAGCCAGATCCGGCAGCTGATCTCTCGTCAGAAGTAAACGGATTGATCGTCCCTGACCCGGTGTCCTCGCAATAAACTTTTTCTGCTCCAAGGTAAGTATCATTTGGTGAACAGACGGTGCACTGACTTTGAAAAACTGCCGGAAATCAGCCTCAGAAGGCGGCTTCTCATTCAGCTTTTCGTAGTAGAAAATGAAGGCCAAATACTGCCCCTGCTTTGCTGTGTAGTCGTTCATCTGCGAGCGTCTTTCTTCCCGCCGATTTCGACCAATATGGCCTTGAGCCCATAGCTCTGCGGCATGTTGCGGGCGATTTCCCAGTTTTGAAGCGTACGGACGGATACCCCAAGGTGAGCGGCCGCGCCCTGCTGGGTGAAACCATTTTTCGCCCGCCAGCGCTGTATTGTCCGTTGGAATTCCTTCCGCGTCATGGCGGTGATCCTACGCGAGACACGCACACGGCTGTCAAGCGGTTGACAGCGTTGGCGAGGCTGTGACCGTCCACTGCGCCCATAACCAACTCGTTGATCCCCGGAAACTCAAACCGAACCCGGTCAACCCGAACCGCCACAGCGCCCACCAGATACAGCTTCTTGCCGCGATCATCCAGGAACAGGGGTGGCGGTCGCCGATCACGGTGAGTAAACGCAGCGGGCTGATCGTTCGGGGTCACGGCCGGCTTGAGGCCGCCCTGCTGATCGGCTGTGAAACCGTGCCGGTGGACATCCAGGATTACGAGTCGGAGGCGGCGGAACTGGCCGACCTACTCGCCGACAACCGGCTTTCGGAACTGGCCGAACTCGATGAAGACGATCTCAAGCGGGTCGTGGATAAACTGCGGGAGAGCGATCCCACGTTCGACATCGAACTGACCGGATTCATGGAGGACGAAATTGCCAAGTTGTTCGCCGAGGCCGATCCCGCCGAAGACCTCGAAACGATCCCACGTATGGAATGCCAGGCATTCGAGCATCACGACTACCTGGTTTTTATCTTTCACGACTTGAGAGACTGGATGCTCGCGCTCCAGCTCATCGGCGTGAAGGAAGTCGATTATTCAATCACCCGCAAAACCAAGAAAATCGGCATCGGCCGTGTCCTCCATGGAAAAAGACTCATCGAACTCGCGCAAAAAGCGGCCAGCGTCTCCTAAACCTGAATCGCAGGGTACTGAAAGTGGTGTCACGGGCGGCTCATGCCCCGCGAATCCTGGGTCCGAGCCGGACGGGCAGATGACTCCCGGCCATGCAACCATTCCCGTAGTGGAATTTCCCGAACTCCGTCCGATTGCGATCCGCGTCGTAATCATGAGCCGCAGTCGCCAGCGGTCGATCACGTCGCACCGGCTGTTCCCGGCGGCCACTCTCGTTGTACCGGAATCCGAAATCGCCAGCTACGCCCACATCCCTCTTGGGAAAGTCGGCATCCCCGACGCGATCAGCGGGGTGAGCGCGGTGCGCAATTGGATTGTCGCCCACTTCCCCGAGGAATGCCTCGTCATGATG